CCCTATGAGCCAGTGGACCTAGAGACGTACCAATCGTTAGTCAACAAGGCTTTTCTCAAGGCTATCGACTGGAACATCTCAGAGGCTTCTGACATGACGGAGGGGTCGCAGCAGTTGGCCTGTGTTGGCAACAGTTGCGAGATTTAGAGTGAACTGGGGGTCTTAAGTGACCCCCTTTGTTTTTACTCAGTTTACTGAATACCAAACATAGAACCCATTCGTTGTTCTCTGGGTCCTAAAGCGTCTGTCCTAGCTACAAAACCCCTCCCAATCGAACCCATACGGTCTTCTCTTGAACCTAGAGCAGACATACGGTCTTCTCTTGAACCAAAAGCCTTTAAACGCTCTTGCCTTTCAGCAGCAGACTCAGTTATTTCCCTGTCCCTATCTTCTTTTTCTTTCCTCTGCCTCTCAAGAAAAGCTTCTTCTTGTGCTCTTCCTTCGGATTCTGCTATAATCTGCTCACCGGCTGCTTTAAAAGATGAGTAGACTATTGCTCTCTGAGCTAACAAGCTTTTCTTAGTTACTGGGTCTTTAGTCCTAGCCAATCCTTTTTCTATTTCTCCTAAAACATCCTTTAAAGCATAGGAAACTTTAGCCCTAATGTTTGCAGGCGTTGTCGATTTCATAGCTCTTTTAAGTATGACATAAGGAGAAGCAACAATACCCATCCCCAAAGCGTAACCAGCGTTAGCTACTTTACTCAAGGCTGAATCAGCGACCAACTTATGCAGTCCTAATTCTTGGATGTATCTACCCAAGGCGCTTTTAGCTTCATTAGCTGCTTTAACGGCCATGTTGTCTTGAACGCTCAATATCCTACTCTGTCTTTTAAGGAGCTGCTCAGCTTCAGGAACAACATCAAACATAGCCCTATTGCCTGCTTTCCTTACTGCCTTAGCTGCTAGAACCGCGGCGTTTAAACGGTTTCCTCCAGCGTCTACACCCCGTCTCTCCATCCTGTCCATGAAAATACGTCTCGCGTTAAAAAGACCTTCAAAAGTGTTTCCTTGTTCGTTAAGTATAGACAAAAACTCTTCGTAGTCTTCTTTCAAGTGTTTGACAGAAGCATCACTCTTGAAAATAGTTGGGTTACCTTTTCTAATTTCCGCGAACTCTTCAACCACTAGCTGTCTTAGCCTGTCGGTGTCAATAAGACCTGCTTTTCTTCTCCTAGCCATGCCTAAAATAGAGGAGTCTAGCTTTTCTAAGTACTTCTGTGTGCTGTTTAAGTTTTCTTGTAAGGTCCTATTCCCACGAACCCCTGCTGTTATCAACTCATCTACAACTTCTAACTGCTCAGTAGTAGCCAACTGCTGCTGGACTCTGAAAGGACCTTGGGGGTCTGTGGTTAATTTAGCTTGTTCAATAGACTTTTTAGGAGTCGAGTAAGCTATATTATAAACGTCTTTGTCAATACCGGCTAAAGCAGAAGTAGTCTTCCTAGTACCTACTTCAGTTACTTTAATAGGTTTTAGGTCAGGAGAAGCTGCTTGAATAATTCTCTTCGGGAGACCAAATTGTAAATCAAAAAGAGATGTCCAGTTTGCAGCAGCATTAGGGTTCATCTCTGAGTATTCTTCCCAAGCTTCAGCACCGGACGACAAAGCCTCAATAGCTTTTTGACCTGTTTCTGTTTGGACCGCTTGGTTAAAGAACTCTAAAGCACCTTCTTTAGCGCCTTCCGGTACTAAACCAATAGCTTTTGTTGCTCCTACTACAACAGTGTTTCCAATAACATCGAAAGCAAGCGAAATAGGAGCACCTATGCTCTGTAGCAATACTGAAGGTAAGCCTGTTCCTCTGGTTGGCTCTTCTAGCTCAGCAGGCCCAAGAGAAGGATTAAGCTTGTCCTCAACACTTTCGCCTATTCTTCCCCCAATATCTTCAACACGTTTAACAAACCGCTGACCCGGTTGAACAAATATTTGCTCTACAGCAGTAGGACCTTCTTCTTCATCAGGCTTGTTCGCAAGAACAACTTCTCTTACTTCCATTGCTCTATTGAAAGCTGCTACATCGTCTTCAGGTTCTTTCTCTGCGGCACTGACAAGAGGGTAACCCATTGCTCTTTCAAAAGCTTCTTTATCGTTAGACATGATAATCCTCTTAATCGATGTTTATTTCTTGGAACCTACCATCTATAAACTTGTACTTAGTTCCTTGAGGTCCTTCAGGAGCGTAAAAAATAGAACCTGTCTTTGTGTCTTTAGCGTACCCAGCCGCCATGTACTCAGGACTATTCCAGTCTATAGCGTCTGAAGGAACAACACCAGAAGCAACTTGTTGTATTCTGTCTAAGTGGTTAAAAATTTTCTGTAAAGAAGCCTGCTGGGCATCTGCTGATTGAGCTATATTTAAAGTAGCTATTTCTGACTGTAAAGCTCTAAGTTCCAAGTTAGAAACTTGTCCTAAACCAGTAGCTCCTTGTTTTGATGCTTTTTTTAAAGCCTCGATAGCCTCTAAACCTAGACTTGCTTTGACAGACTCCATCAAACTGTTTCTATCGTAGGCTGTTGAGCCTCCCCAAAAGTTACCTAATATTTGACCAGTTACTCCTGAAGTTGTCCATCCTGAATATTTCCCTTCAGGATCCATTAGCTCTGTTAAATCACCTTTAATTCTGACTATCTGAGAGATTCTCGCATTGTCCATTTCTTGTTCTTCTAAAGGCCTTCCCGCTGGGACAGTACTGATTGTTTCAGTTAGTTTACCGTCCCGAAACACACGAATGTTTGGATCGTCCTTATCGCCTTTAATAACTTTAATAGTAGGTTTTGCAGGGGCAGTGGGTTTAAAAGGCATTGAAGCTACAACTTCGTTTGTTTCAGGGTCAACAAGACCCGCCCCAGCCGACAAAACCTTCATTTGCTTTGGTTTACGAGATTCTGTTATAAGAGTTCGTAACTCTGCTACACGAGGTTCTAAAAGAGAAGCCCTGTCTCCTGCTGTGGCTGCTGCCCTAAGAAAATTTTCTGACTGCCTACGTAAAGGCTCTGGAATTGCCGAGTCACTTGCGTAGTCTTGTAGTTCAGTCATTAGCATTTGTGCGCCAGCTCTAGTCTCTTGTATTTCTTTTTGGGTTTGTTGCTGTTTTACTTCACCTTCTAAAGCAGCCTGCATCACCTTAGCAGCTTCTTGTGGGCTCAAAGGAGCCAACTGCTGCGCCAAGATCTTCATACTTGTGAAGTCTCCAGAGCCTTGTGCGCCCTGTATCTGTTGTATCAACTGGTTAAACTCTTGCTGCTTTCGCTGCTGCTTCATCTGACCCGGAACACCACCAATAGCAGAACCTAAGTCAAACAAGCTTTGTGACATCGCGGGTCTGCCTAGTTGAGACAAAAACCCTTCTGAAAATGTAGCCATTATGTGTTCTCCTTATTAACCGAACAAGCCACCAAGTGCTGCACGAGTGATGTTACCACCGACTCCTCCAGCAATATTAGCCTGACCCAAAGCTGACGAAAGAAGCCCTTGTAAGCCTGAAGCGTACGTCTGTCCATATGCTCCCGCTTGTTCTGACAAGGACTGACGCTGGCGTTCTGCTGCAGTCATTCCGGGCTGTAAAGCAGATAGAAGCTGTGCTTGTGGTACGTAGCCAGCAGACAACATGCCTGTTCCTAGCTGTGCCTGACGTTGCTGCTCTTGTCCTGCAAACTGCATAGCGTTCAACATAGCGGTATTTCTGGCTTCTTCCTGCGCCTTAGCCAACGCTAGTTGTTCAGGTGTGCCACCAAACTGAGCCGTACGGACACCTAAGCGTCCCTGAGCCGCCATACGCTGCTCCATTTCTAAACGCTGACGTTCCTCTTCAGGAGACATCGCTGTCCTCATGCGTTGAAATATGTCCTGCTCTCGTTGGTCTACAGGCATAGCTGCTTGATTAAAGAACATACCCGCATTAGCCAATGTCTGCTGCTGTAGAGCTTGTTCTTCAGGAGAAGTAGCCATTTGGTACGTCATTTGGCCCGTAGTAGGGTCCTGAGTCATGCCGAACTGACCACCAGTAGCAGAAGTAACAGTGTACGGTTGGAACTCAAGCATCCCACTGAGTTGTTCCGCGAGACCTCCTTCTCCTGCTAAACCGGCGTATGCTCGTTCTCCAATGTCTCCTAAATCACTGTACCCTTTTTCAGCAAGGGCTAAACCAGCAGTGCCTAATCCTAAAGCAGCAGCAGTATTTACTGCGTTTCCTGCACCGCCTATAGACTCTAAAATTTCTTTAAGATCCATTAGTTTATCTCCCTTTCAAAACTTTTTTCACAATAACTCATAATGTTTTACCTATTAATGCAAGTACGTTGATGTCCTGTATAGACAACTCATGCCCATTTATGTCTGCTTCTAAGCCAATGGTAATAGTTGAACCACTGCCGTTAGCGTTTATGGCGTTCCTAGAAACAAGTTCTCCGTCAGAAAACTCTCCGACACTGGCAGGAACTAAAGTGTCTAAATCGACAAAAGCACTACTTATGTACACATAAAAAATATCAGCAGCAGTGTCGAAGTAGCTATCTCCTTCTAACAAAGCACCTCCCCCAGAGCCGATAGTAGGAGCAGAAGTAAAGTCCCCTAAGAACTTGTTTACAACTACAACTTCTCCTATGTCAACGTCACCTGTAGACGAAATGCCATAACCAGACAACTCAGAGTACACAGGGTACTCAGATAAATTAAAGTCAGACCTTCCTTGACTTCTAATCCCTACTTCAGCAGAGCTAAACAAAGTTCCAAAGTCATAGGACCACGTAAAAATAGCGTCTGCACCGCTGCCTCCTACCAGTGTTGGTCTGAGTCTTTTTAAAAACTTAAGTTTAGAAGCGTCACCGAAAGTCAGCTCAGGACTAAAGTACTTAAAGCGGTAAGGAAGACTGTTGTCTTTGTACCCTGTGTACTGCCCAATTCCAAAACGACTACCTATAAGCAAGTCTCCGTTGTCCTTGCGTCCATAACAAGTAAAGCCTGTGCCGGGCCAGCGAGTAACTCGATAAGCCCCGTTTTCCAAAGTACCTCTAACGTCGAAACAAAAGGTTATTGCTTGATTAGTAAAAGTTATTAAGTAGAAGCTTTCTTCTGGGTGGTACACGGACCTGAAGATTTCTCCGGTTTCTCTAATCAGTCTAATAATGTCCGTAGTAATTGTCCCCGACAGACTGCTCATAGGCATTGATTTTTCTTGTACAGTTCTACCGAAGCTTCTGAGACCAGTTTGAGATAAAAATAAAACGTCTGTTCCTGTGTACTGCACAGTGTCTCTGTCTACGCAACCTACTCCTGCAATAGTATCTACTAATCTCATAGTAGCAGGAGAGTCAGCACCTTCGTACACTACGATACTGTGTTTTCCAAAGATAATCAAAAGATTATTATGTGCAGCCAGTGCTACAATTTCGTCAAAACCATCAGGCCATACTTTTGATAAATTTATGGAACCAGATGTTCCTCCTGTCCAGTCATGGCCAATCAAAAGGTCAGACCAGTACACAGTAGATTTATCAGTAGTAAAGTCTGCAGTCCAGAGTCTACCGTAGGCTGCTAGGACTTCATTGCCGTACATTGCAGCAACAACACCTGCTGCTCCTGCTACTGTACTAAGTTTAACTACAGCGCCTCCAGTATTATTATAAACTAAAGGTTCATAGCCTCTCTGGAAGAAATAAACATTGTCATTAAAGTTGACTATCTTCCAGTTATCTGAAGTGATCGTGTAGCTACCCGGTGTTTCATCAGCCAACACAGTTGTGCCACTGAGTATTTTGTTGTTACCCACTGAGAATATTTTGGTGTTACCTAAGTTGTCCCTAAACTCCTTTATTGCTCGTAAGTTTCCAGTGCCTAACTCAGTTTTATCCGTAGTTAAAACACTGAGTCCTTTACGTGCAGCAATACGCCCTCTTTTGTCGATAATGGCGTTGTCCGCGCTTTCCGCAAAAGAAGGGTCTTGAGCTAAAGGCGAATCTTCGGTATTAATACCTTTGAAAGCAGGCGCTACAAGAGTAATACTTTTTATTTCTTGTGCCATACGTGTACCTTATGGTGTATAAAAGATAGTTTTTTCCGGCGCATTTGCTGCGTCTAACGCAATAGCATCCGAAAGGTACTTGTTAGCCATAGTAAAGTATTCTTGAGTAGAAGTACCACCTGTTTCTCCTCGTTCTCGTGAAGCAAAAGCTACTGCAAGGTGTAACACAGGCATGACAGGGATTTCTAGTTTGTCTGTATCATTGACTAAGTCTGCTTGTGCTTTAAAAACCTGTGCATATGCAAAGTAACCAGTATCAGGAACAGGATAAACTGATATTTGAGTGTCTCTGTTTGAATCAATGCCATTAAGTGTATAGTACAAGGGAAGTCCTAAAGGGGCAGGTACGTTTTGAGACCTTTCCATTCTAACTTTTTTTTCCATAGATACTTGGTCTATGTACGTTAAAAAATTAGTTCCTTTTCCGCCTAGAAAATCTTCTCCTTCGTACCCTATAATTATGCTCTGTATTTTAGGAGCTTCTCCTGACCCTAATAAAACAAAGTCTTGCGTTTGTGTGCTTACAAAAAAACCTATTAATTTACGCTGCATAGACCAGTCCCACGAGCTTTCCACAAGGTTCTTAGCGTCGTTGACTAGGTCTCCTATGAGTTTACTGTAAGCATTGGACTGTACAGAAGTAACTTCCGTTTCTCGTAGTCTTCTTAGCACATTGTTAACTAAATCTAAATAATTCATTAGATCATTCCTTTAAACAAACTTTGATTAATGATTCGATTAAGCTCAACGTCATAATCTTTAGGCTGATAAGCTACAGGCACAAACTGAGGTAAGTTGTAGTTGAAGCCTCCCATGTATCCCTGCCCAATACTACTGCCACTGTCACCAGAAAGCATACCACCTGATCCGCCGCCAGTCCCTGAGCCTTCTCCTTCTCCAGTGCCTTCTCCAGTCCCTGAGCCTTCTCCAGTTCCTTCTCCAGTACCTGTTCCTTCCCCAGTCCCTGAGCCTTCTCCAGCACCTGCACCACTGCCGTCTGCTACTCCGGTACTGTCCCCACCACCAGCTTCCCCGCCGTCGCCTGTGTCTACACCGTCTCCGTCAGTACCAGCGCCACCGCCGTCTACAGCACCTCCTGCGTTACCTCCATTACCACCGTCACCAGCGTCACCATCGGAATCTACAGTTGATTGATTAGGGTCTACTACTACTACTTCTGTAGTGCCTGTAGTGCCTGTAGTGCCTGTAGTGCCTGTAGTGCCTGTAGTGCCTGTTGTACCTGTAGTACCTGTAGTTTCAGTAGTACTGGTTGAAGCACCGCCTGTAGTGTCTATATCGGCAGGGGCTGTAGAGTTGTTGTTAGTTACTTCCTCAATAAGAACTTCTAAAATATCAGTTGAAAAATTGTTTTCTGGTTCTTCTGCTGCCTTAGCCTCAATCTGTTCTTCAGTCTCCGAAGTAGTAGTATTTCCAGTACCTACAGAACTCTGGACTATATCAGCTCTGTCTCCTTCTTTAAAAATTTCTGCTTTATTAGGATCATAATTAGGATCGTTAAAAACGGGCTGTTCTGGAGTTTCGTCAATAACTTCACCAGTTGGTGTTTTTAAGAACTCTTCAAGCTCTTCCGCAGTCATTCCTTCAAAATTAGGAGGTAAGTTTTCAGAATCTCCTATATACCTTTTAGCTTCTTCAAGGTACTTTGCTTGTAAGTTAGGGTCAGGCTCACCCGCTGCTAACTCTGCAAGCTGTACAGCCAAAGTACCACCATAATCTTCCGCTACTAAAACTTCTCGTAAAACTTGTTCTTCGTCGGTAGGTATAATCCACACGCCTCCCCCTTGATAAACCCAAGGGCCGTTGTCAGCTATAACTGGGTTTCTAGTATAGGGAACACCGTCGTTTGAACCGACTATAACTCCACTTTCAGACTCAACCGATTCAGTTCCTGCTCCAGAAGCGTCAGTGCTTTGGGCGTCACCAGTGCTTCCTTCACTGGAACCTGAAGCACCTCCAGAACCGACAGTACCTCCAGCAGCCTCAGTTCCCCCAGTAGTAGCAGTAGTGCCAGCTCCAGCAGAACTATCGCCTCCACTTTCCTCACCGCCACCACCGCCTCCACCACTGTCCGTACTGGGGTCTACAAACTCTACTTCAGGCTCTGTTATTTCTATAGGTATTTCGTCTATAGGTACTTCGTCAACTATAATTTCTGGAGTAGGTAAAGGAGCAGTAGTAAAGTCTTCGTCACCTATGGTTTCCTCAATAGTTGCAGTTCCCATTAAGTCTGGGTCTGCTTCTAGGGAAACTTCTTCTTCTTCTTCTTGAATGACGGCTTCTGGTATTTCTTCTGATTCAACTGCCGAAGCAGCAGTATTAATAACGTCAACTACTTCTATTACATCAGAAATAACACCTTCATTAGAAGCAGTATTTTTTATAAGGGTCATAACATAAGGAGGTATGCCACCACCAGCAGCAGCGGCAGTACCAGAGGATATAGCACCACCAGCTTCTAGTGTTTGTCCTATGCCTGTTAAAATATCTCCTACATTTCTAGCCCACTCAGTAGTTTCATAAGCTACATTAGCACCGTTAGACATGCTCGCCATCGTAGCGAGTTCACCTGAACTGCTTAAAGCTTCACCTAATGATGCTAATTCTGCGCCTAAACCTGCTGTTAAAACATTAACAACAACAGCTTTAAGTACAGCTTCAAAGATCATTTCTAAAGGTGAGTCGGCTTCACGTACAGTATGATAAGACCCTAAAGGTACATCATCGTACTGGCCTACGTTTAGTTCGTATTGACCACCCGCAGGGCCGTCAACGTATATGTCAACACCAGCTGTTTCAGCAGCAGAGCGAACAGCATCCATATAAGAAGAACTAGCTAAGTCACCAGCAGTAACTGTAACGCCTCTTTCAGCCCCTTTAGGTCCGCCTGAGCCTTGTGCTAAAGCAGTGTCTATAGTTCCTAAAGTACCTCTAACTCCTTCATTACTTGGGTTAATAAAGCTAGATACATTATCAAACTCTGACTGTAAATAAGACCCAAAGTTATCACCTTCGTTAAACTCACCTACTTCAAAAGTTTCAGCTCTAATGACTGAGGCTAAGTTCTCAGCACCCCAGTTTTGACTTAGTTGATCCGCTGTGTACGTACCGTCTACTAAACCGTTAACAGCAGCAGCGCCTCTTACGTTGCCCCACTCTTGTCTAAACTGTTTTACTCGCGCTTTTTGTTCGTCTGTACGCTCACCCTGAACACCAAAGAAAACATCGGGCCTTCTAACGTCCCACCATGCTTGAGCAGTTTTAGCGTATTCCGCATCCAACAAACTATCAGTAATGTCCTGACCAGTTTTAACTGTTTGTTTTATTGGTGACCTTTTACCCATTACTTAGACACTCCCTTAGTCTTTTCAAAGCTACGCATCGTGCCTAAACCCAACATACCCATGAGGACAGGGAGCATAACTGAAGTGTCTGCTTGAGGGACAATAATACCAAAGGGAGCAGCCAAAGGGCTGATTAGGAAGTTTACCATGAATCCACAGACACAAACCCACGCAGTAGCAGGACGCCAAGAGGACTGAAACCAGTTGCCTTTAGCTTCCTGAGTATTGACTGAAATCTGAGCCAACGCAATTTCTTGCGCATGTTTCTGTGACATTGTTGCAATTTCGTGCGCCAAAGAACTCTTTTGATCTTTGTCCTCAATGAACTTGTCCAGCAGTCCCGTAATGGGACCTATGAGCTTATCAATCATTACGCTTGTTCCAGAGTTCAAATAATGTTCTAACTTTTTCTTTGAGTACGTCTACGTCTGCATGTAGCTTACCAAGTACAATAACTAAAGTAATAAATCCTACAAAGATAGGCCAAAGAGATGCAATAAGATCAACGTGCTCCACATTACTTGTCCTCTTTTTTAAATATGTTTTGCACGGTGTCCATTTCCCAAATGCGGAGACATGTCCACACAATAGTGGCTAAAGCAGCTAAAGGGGGCAACCATCCAGCCAGTGCCCCCACAGTCCCACCTACCGCTACTGCGTCTATAACTGCTTTAGTCTCTTCTTGCATTACCAAGGAACTCCAGATGCTTGAGTTGGGCTGACTTGGGCGTCAATGTTAGCCTGTAGGGCTGCTTCTACGGCGTCTTTGTCAACACCTGAGTCAAAGCACCAGCCTAAAGCCATGTCCTCTGTGATGCTGTCGTAAGCAACGTATGAAGGACTTGACGGGTCAGGGCTGAAGCCACAAGTGCCGTAAGACGTAGCAGAGTAGTCGTCCTGAGACGCATTGCAGCGCCAATGGGCCACGATTACCGCACCGTCCATGTCTTCTGGTTGTAAGTCACGCTCAAGGGTAGAGATTACCCAGTTAAATGTTGCGCTCATGGTGCGTCTCCTTGTGATGCTTCAAATGCTGCGATGACTTCAGCCGTGTGAACCGCTGCACAAATCGCTTGGACTTCTGCTGATTCGCCGCTGTAGTCCTGACCAGCCGTGATGACGTGACGATGGTAGCCAGAGGATAGCTCGACGCCGTCTTCTAGGACTTTGGTGCAGGTTCGTACTTGTACTGCTTTGAACTCGCCTACGATTTCTATCTTATCTTGTGATACTACTTTTTCTAAAGCCATTTTGGTTCTCCTGTCTGTGCCTACCGTCCAGTAGGCGTATGGTTGTTATGTTAGGTATGTCACTGAAAAGTACAAATAGTTTTCAGTAGTTGCAGCATCAGCCAAATCTGTATTCACCACGGGAGTACCGCTTGCACTATTTGTTGCGTTTTTGCGTAATGCTATTTTCGTGCTAGTCGTGTACCCCGTTAGATTTGGCATGTCTGTGGCAAAACTTGAAGCAAAATTAACAGATAAGCCTGCACCGTTTCCTGAGTTTGTAAAAGGTAAGCCTGTAATTTCAACATTACCGCTTAAGGTGTTTCTTTTTGCTCTGAGTTCCCCTACAACTGTAACTAAATTGCCTACTTTGGTGTACGATCCTGTTTGAGTTCCATAAGTTACAGCTCCACCTGTCGTACCTGTGTAAGCAGGAGTCCAAGTCCCCTCCTCATAGTCATCCAGCGTTTTGCTTGATACAGCGCCGCCTGTGGCTCCAAAGACGACACCGCCTGATAGGTGGAGGTCTTTGAAGCGAACAGATGAACTACCTAAGTCAACAGCGTCAGGCCTTGCAGAACCACCAGACCCTCTCGGCGTAATAGCGTCATTACTAGCGTCAAATCGTATATTAGTGTCTCCAGTTCCAATGTATAAATCATCAAAGATAGTACCAATAGCACCCACGGGTGTGCCAGAACGATTGAAGCTCAGAATGTCTCCATCCGACACACCACGACCAAGCATTAAAGCATCAGTGCCAGCAGAATACATGTGCGATGTACCGTCTGGAACTAAGCCAACACCTGTACCTGTTGTTGTATTTGTCGTCTGACCCACCAGTAGGTTCGCGCCGGCAACGCGCACGCGTTCTGTTGGAGTTGCGGAGGTTCCTGAAACTGCAATAATAAAATCATGATCGTTAAGTGCGCTTTGTGCCTCTGCGACTAATGCGACACCTCTTAAACTTCCGTCTACCCCGCCAATTAAAATTCCCTGTGAGGCTCCTGTCGTGTATGTCGTATTTCCTGTAAATTTAGCAACATAAGTCCCATTTGCTAATACGTTTGCCACAGTACCTTGAGCTTCTACGGCATCAATACGATTGTTAGGACTCGTCGTACCAAGCCCAAGCGCCGATGCCGAAGAATCCCAGAACAAGCCTTGTGCAGCCGCGCCATTGTAGAAGCTGATGTCTCCAGAGTCTCTATCAATACCAAACCTTGTATTTACTGTTCCAGAAGCACCCGACTGAATTAAAAAGTCGTTGGCGCTTCCATCAAGCTTTAGTCTGAAACCGTTTGTCGCCGCATCACCAAAATTAGCGCCTTCTGAGCCAGCATTGGTTTCTAGCAAATCCACTGCCGCACTATCGGCGGCGTTGGCTGAACCGCCGCGCTCTAGCGTCAGTTTAGCTATTGCGCCTATTTCCTCAATGCGAGCATTGCCATCAACAGTCAACCCATCCGCCGTGACCGTACCCGTGACATCAATGCCTGTGGGGGTTACCTCTGAATATTTAGTGCCATCAACATAAAATTCTATTTTTGATCCAGCGGATACATCATTATTATCAGCAGCAATTATTAGCCTGTCACTAGAGCTAGTAATTAAATGTTGAAGATTGGTTACAGAACTGTCATTCATTGTGATAGTGGGGTTAGTATCCCCCAGTACAATGTCACCCGTGACATCAATGCCTGTGGCTGTGGTGGCTAGTTTGGCGTTACCTGCGTGGTATAAATTAACAGCGCCGCCTTCAGCCGCATTAATCATGTTTTGCGTATCTGCGGCATTGTTCAATTGAAACGTGTTAGTTACAACACGCAATGGGCCAGTACCAGAAGTGTCCGCAATTAGGCTGTAAGTACCCGTATGATAAATCTGTAGGTCGCTGCCAGCGCCGAAGATGGCTTTGTTGTTATCTCCGAACGTCATGTCGCCGTCAACGTCTACGGCGTCTAAATTAGCAGTACCAACTAAAGTAGTAGTACCTGTGACAATTAAGGTATCAGCACTTTCGTCCCACAATAGGCTTTTACCTGCGGTAGCACCAAAGAATTTAACGTCGTAACCCGTGTCGTCTACACCTACTGTTACTGCTCCGTCTGCTTGTACAGTACCATTAATGTCTAAGTTTGTAAATACTGAAGTCCCAGTAAACGTGGGAGCTGCAGAGTCTGCTTTGGTTGCAATTGCTGTTGAAATGTTGTCGAACTCAGTTTCAAACTCAGTTCCTTTAATAATTTTGCCGCTGTCACCTGAAGGTAAAGTATCCTTTGCGGCAAAGTCAACGGTTTTGGTGTAATTACTCATGGTCTATCCTCTGATATTGACTACTATGCTGCCCGAGGTGTGAGAGGGCTAAAAAAGAAAAAGGGGGCCTGTGAAGACCCCCTTAGAGTTCTTAGGCAGAAGGAACTGCAAGAACGAAACCAGCTTCAGGACGGTATACTTCAACACCGTACAGGCAGTCAGCCGTGAACAGAGTTGACAAGTATTCCTGCTTGTACTGGGTTTGTGAACGTACTGACAACTGCTCTGCGAGAACAATAGCGTCTCGATGGAAGAGCATAGCAGCACGAGTGTCTACAGAGGAAGCAGTGTTATCACCAGCAGCTTCGATAGTTGCACAGTTAGCAGAGACATATACGTCTACTCCGTACAAGTTACCGATTAAGCCAGACTCAACACCACGACCGCCTACGAAGTCAGAAGACACGTAACGGTCAATCCCCATGATAGCATTTCGAGTAGCAGGAGGAATAACAAGTACACGATTTTCCATCGGTACATTGTTGTCGTCCAACTTCTGAATCATGTCACGGAAGAAAGCATCAGTGAAGTCATCACCAGCAACAAGAGTGTCGTCAGTGTACTGAGTCGTCGTACCGGCGTCGTTGAAGAAACAGCCAGTGTGCTGATAGTCAGTAGGAGCTACTGAACCAGAGAACACAACTGCACCACCGTTGCCGAAACCAGTACCACAAGAGTGGAGATCAGCGTCGATCTTAGTAGCCAAAGCGTAACCAGCGTCTTCAGTGTAAAACTGACGGAGGCTGTTTAAAGCTTGGACTTCAACGATGTCTTCGATGAGACGTGAGTACTCAAAGTGACGATCGATGTCAACAGTCAGTTCGCCTTCAGTGTTTGCAATGATAGTAACTGCAGTATCGGCAGCCTTAGCATTTGCGTCACCACGGACGGGCTTAGGAATGTGAAGTTTGTCACCTTTCTTGCCATTCATGCTAATCTTTTTAACAAGAGGGGCCATTTTCAGGTTTTTTTGGTAAGCAGCGATGATCTCGTCACTCCAGATTTCTGGAATAAAAGTAGCCGCTTCTGTCTTTGCAGTGTTGCCCCCTGCACCGGGATATGTAGCAGTAGCCATGTCAATCTCCTTTTAGATTATTTGACTCGACCCTCCGCGTATGCTTTCAGTATCTCTTCTGATAAAGCTTGGTAACGCTCTGGGTCTGTTTTCATTAGTTTAATAATGTCGGCCCTGCGATATACTTTTCTACGACTTACTTCAGAACTACCCTGTGCTCCGCCTGTGTTAGCTGCCTTAAGTTGTTGCTTACGTGCTTGTTTCTCAACTTGCACTGTCTGCTCCGCTACTGTCTTACGCTCCTTCCAGAGTGAAAACAGTTCGTCTGCAGCATCAGCATTGTACTGTTGGTCAGCTTCTACAAACAACTGAGTCCTAATCTTTGAAGCCTTAATCCAATCAGCAAACTTAGGGTCCTTAAGGATATCCTGCATTTCTGGGTGTTTGCCATTAAGCAAGGCCAGAGACGCTTGTTTTTTGTACTGAGTGGAGTACTCTTGTGCTTCTCTAATTTTAGGGTGGTTCTCAATAGCACGATTAACGGCTGCTTGAGGGTCTGTAAAATAGTCTATATCGTCTTCAGGCTCAACGTATTGTTGAGGTGCTTGTTGTTGTGGTTGACTTGTAATAAAGTCATCTACAACCTTACGAAGTTCCCCTACTTCTGAGGACTGACGACCTAAAAGCTTCTCAGCTTCTTGGTGCATCTGCACTACTTCTTCTAAGGACTTATTTTGGTACTTATCAGGTACTGTAGGGTTTTGTTGAGGTTGTTCAACTTCTTCTTGTAGTTGAGTCTCTACGGGTTCTTCGTTTTCTAGGGTATCTGCAGTTTCCTCTTCAGGCTGCATATCCACCAGTGTTGCTCTAGACATAATTAAACTCCGTGAACTTAGTCATTATGGAGATTGAGTTTTTTTGCCTGCTTGTTCGTGTTCTTTTACCCACTTCATGTGTCTACCGGGGAAGTCCCCAGTGTGTCCATCAAGTATAAAAGCCGGGGCAGACACCATTTTTGTAGCACTAGCACCGCAATTGCACCTACTCTCAGCAGTGCTAGAGGCTACGAACTTTTCGTATACGTGTCCATTTTCACAACGGAAGTCGTATACTTTAATCATCTACTTCTTCTTCTTCTGCTTGTTCTCTAGCTACTGTAATTGTTGCTTCTAAGTTAATTACAGAAGCTAAAGCAGCAACTTGGCCTTTGCGAAAGAAGAGATCTTCGGTATCTTTAACTGACTGAATGTCAGCTAATTTAGTTGCATTTGAGGATAGCTCTTGAACGAGTTGTTTGAAACCTTCGTGATTGAAGAGTTTGTTGTAGTTGTCAAAGTAAGTTTCAAGCTCGGGTGTCATAAGTTTCCTTTAGTTAATACTACAGTTATAGTATAGCATATTTTTAGGTTAAAGTCAAGAAGTATTTAGTAGCCCTTTTTCATTGGCTTCTTCTTCTTTTTAGCTGCTTTCTTAGCCGCTGCAACTCCAGTTTTGGTGTACGGGTACTTAACTCCTGCTACTTTAGGCATTACTTCTTTCTCCCTTTGGTTGTTTTGGCTGCTTGTTTGAAGGCTTTTGCGCTGGGGGCACCTTTGGAACCCGGTTTACGCATCTTTTCCTTACTACCTGCTGCAATGCGCTTACGTTTTGCGTGGATATTATCATATAGACCTGCCATTACCACTTTTCCTTGTTGGCCCAATAAGCCGCTGACATCTTACCTTTTGCAATATTCTTTGCATGGCGAGCCTTAAATGATTTGCGTCTGGCTTTGTCTTTCTCAGACTTAGGGGCTGCACCCGCACCGCTAACTCCTTGTTGTCCAAACCTAATGGTTTTAATCTCGTCACCTTCTTTGGCAACTACTACGTGCGACTTAGTAGGATGACTAGGAGTCCTCTTTGGTTTGTTGAACCCGCTTACTCCCGCCCTTGTTAGTCTTGGGTCCTTCTCCTTTGCCATTGGAAAGCTCCTCTACTTTTAGTTCTAAGTTTTTAATCTGTTGCCACTTGTCTTCAAATTGTTTGTCAATGTGTTTTAGGAGAACACTTAGTTCTTTGTCCGTTAGCATGATTATCCTCTTGGTTGTTAAATTGCAAGCCACTCCTCAAAGTCTCTTACGTACATAAGATGTGCTGTGGCGTGTTGTGTGTTAAAAGTTAAGGTTGATCCCCCAAACTCATCGATGTTAAATTGGGCTATGTTGTACAGAGCAGCACTATATATCCTAATGTCTCCAGTAATGTTTACCGTATTAGCCGTAGCTAAGTACATGACGACTGTTTCTCTGTCTTTAGGGGCTGGATTTAAAATAATGTCTACGTCTGCAGCACACCTAAGAATCTCTGTTCCAGACGTAGTGTGGTCTGAAGTTAAGGTATAAGGAGTAGCAGTAGCTAGGTCTGCTCTTGATTGAGGTACATAGCTCATTATATTGCCAACCACTCTTTAAATTCTTGGATGTACACTAGGTGTATCGTGGTGTCGTCTTGTTCTACAATAATACTACCAAGTCCAAATTCATCTACGTTGTACTGGGCTATGTCGTAGTAAGACATGTTGACAATGTTAATCTCACCTACGATGTCAATCCTGTCATCAGTACGACAATTGATGATAACGGTCTCTCGGTTCTGCGGGTGCTCTCTTAAGTGGACCACGACACCAGAAGTAACCTTTAGGATCTCAGAGCCGCCTGTGGTGTGGTTACTCGTGATAATCTTAGCCGTAGCGTTCTTAAGGTCAGCACGACTAGCCATACTACCCATAGAGATGTTGTAGACATTGGGTGCCTGAGCTTCGTTAAGCTCCTTCACGGCCCCTGCGTCTACCTCTTCACCGTTAGTCAAAGTAAGGACCAAATGGCCGTCAAAGTCCACTGAGGCGTCTTGTACCCCTACTCCTTCTTTGCCTTCTTCTCCGTCCTTCCCGTCTTTACCGTCCTTGCCGTCTTTGCCCTGCTTTCCTTCAGGTCCAGTGTCCCCTTTAGGGCCTACGTCACCTTTAGGGCCAGCAACACCAGCAGGGCCAGTGTCGCCTTTCATGGCTTTGACTTTGCTTACACGGTCCTCAAGTTTTTTCATGAGGCCGCTAAACTTGTCGTCAAGAGCGAGGAGTAGTACTCTAACGTCCATCAGAGGTCAACCGTGACATGAGTTGTTGCTCAAGTTCAGACGACTCCTTCTCCTTAATTTCTTTGGCTGATTGGCTGCTCTTTTGCATCTCAAGCTGTCTTTCCTTAAGGAGCATGTCTGCAACTTTAAGTCTACGCTCAAACTCTTTGTCGTCTTCTGTTCCTTTGCGTATGTTTGTGGTGACTGCTTTGATACGGTCAATCTCAAGCTCCGAAGGCATAAGCTGTGTTTCCATAGCCATTTTCTGTGCTCTTGACTGAGACTCAGCAGCCTGACTAGCCAAAGCTGCAGTCTGTGACTTCTGGAACTCAACCTGTGCCATTTGTGCTGCCTGAGCCATTTGCTGTGCTTCTGGGTTAGGCTCCATAGCCTTCTGAAGAGCTGCACCAAGTTCTTCTCGGTTAGACAAGTTCATGTTGTCAATGATAGACTGGATCAGTGTGTTGTACAGAGGAGAGCCTTTTTCCATAGTTTGTAGCAGTTGTACAAGCTGAGTCACTTCGTACTCTCTAGCAATGATACCCAGAGTACTACTCGCGTTAAACTTGTAGTCAGCAACAGGGTAGTTCTCAGGATCAAACTGCATGTAACGATAGGCTGCTTTCTTTACAAAAGGGATCAAAAAAGACTGCTGGAAGTTAATGAGTGTGCGCTTATGGCGTTTAATAATAGCGCCAAGAGACATACTAATACCAGCAGCCGTAGCTTCTCCGTTAACTGAACCCGCGATTCCAGCAGAGTCAACCGCACCAGTAGCCTGTTGTACCATCTGCTGTAGAGCAGACGCCTGAGCAAAGGTAATTTGACTAACTTGTCCAAAGTTAAACGGCTGTAAAATTTCACGTGGATCTCCGTTTGTTAAAATCATTTTACCGGGACGTACTTCTGGTTTAGCCCCACGTGGTAGCCTAGTAGCGTCCACAGCCAGCATAGGATGAATCGTGAGGCTTAGAGCGTCAATCCTAGCTCGTAACTCAGCGTCCAAAGCCTTCTGAGAGTTGTAACCTTTTTCACACACGCCTCGACCCCAGAACCTTCCGGGTACTACGTCCCAAGGGAAAGCAACAATGGGTCTGTCCTGCATCATGTAAGGGTTAGCCTCAGCTTTCAACAAGATGCCACCATTGGCAATTACTACAACTGCCTCTACGTACCTTGACTCTCGTTTTGACTCTGAGTCTTCAGTCACTTCTACTATTTCTTCTTCTTCTTCGTTTTCGTCAGCCATAGCAGACTCAAGAAGCTCTCTAGGGACTAAACCGTAGTACTTAGTGAGACGAACTTTGTCGTCGTTGTACACAGAGTAAAGCTGGTCTGGTTCCAATTCTGAGTCAGTAGCAGCAGGACCTACGTAAACATCACGGTAAACACCCTGTTCTTGCAAAAGCTCAACCTGATGTAGACTTACGAACTCATCTACTGCTACTCCTAAAGCGTCTTCAACACTGGTAGCCACAGGGTCAATTAAGAAGTTCTGAGGGAGTACAGGCTTAAGTTTTACTTTGACTCTTTCTGTAATGTTGACTCCAACTGCCTGTAAGTCACCACCCATGATGGGCTGAGTTGCAGGAGCCATTTCCTTCATTTCTTCGATGATAATCTCACCCATAGCAGTACCGTAGACAGCAGCGTTGATTAGACACTCTGCTACTGCTTTACGGACCTTACAGTCCTCGAAGTCTTCTGTCAACTTGTTTCTCAGGAACATCACGTCTTGACGCTCTGAGTCACCCACGTTGTCGGACACGTCGAACCACTTGCCTCGACCAAAGGTAGCTTCCTCTAGCTCTGCTACGTTTGACTCAACAGCTTGTTGAAGCGCAGGAGAAATAATACGACTTCTCTCTGACTTACGTTCTGAGTCTGCTGGGTCCCAGATTCCTCTCCAGAGTCTGTAGTACTCATCAAAGCGTTCTTCGTAGTTAGACTGGTAGTTGTCACGCCAATCTTCACATTTGGTTATAACCCAGCTTTCAATGGATTCTTCCATCATAAGGGGATCTGGTTCAAATAAGTCACTCATAGTTTGGTTCCCTAGTATCCTGAGACTACGTCTAAAATTTCATGGTCATCAATTTCGTATTCGTAGTCATAAACTACGTTTGCAAGCTGGTCAATGTAAGCTAAAGCATCAACTAAGTCGTCGTGAGTTAGTGGGTCAGGGAACTGAAACAGTTGGTCTAAGAACCTAGAGTTCCACTCCCCTTTATTCAGAGTTACAAATCCGTTTTCAAAGCGTCCCTGAAGCGCCCACATGACCCTGTCAGTCTTCTTCTTGTTACCGTGACTAAGTTCCTCGACTCTGAAGAACGTCCCGTGTCGCTTCTGTAGGTCCAGCAGAGGAGACATTACTGCTTGCTTTGCAATGCCCTTCTCGATGCCTACACTGAGTGGCTCGTAGTCTCTTACAGCTTGAAATATCTTGGCTGCTGTTTCGTCAAGAGTCCAACGACCATATATAATGTTTTCTACGTACCACCCATTTGGATTTACTTTTACTACAACAATAGCTGTTTCGTCTAGCTTAGTGTTCTTAGTTCTCTTTTTGTTGACTTCTTCAAAACCTGCTAAGTCAACTGCTATGTAGTAGTCCCCTTCTCCTGAGCTTTCTGTGTCAAACTTTACCCAGTCCTCTTTAAACATTTCTGACCCACGAGCTTCAAATGACGCCATAAATTCCTGACGAAACGCATAGCTCGACATAGACTTCTTAGCGGTGTCAATTTCATTTGGGTCCAAGATTGGGTTGTCATAGGAAGTAAAGTGCCACGCTTTGTAAGTCTCGTCGTCACCTAGCTCTGCGTACTTATACAGTTCGTAGAAGTGGTTGCGACCCATAGGTGTTCCTATGAACATCGCACAGCCCTTCTGGTCAGCCAAGGCAGGTCTTAGGATCTGCTCAAATACGTCAGGCTTCATGTCTGCGTACTCGTCCAACACTAGGAACTTAAGGCTGACACCACGCATTGTCTCTGGTCTATCGGCCCCTTTGAGGCTTATGGTTGCACCGTTGACTAACTTAATCTGTAAGTTGTTAATGTGGCTACCTGAGATGACAGGGTTCCCTAGTTCCAACAAGGTCTGCCACATGATGTCACGTGCCTGTCCCTGTGTTGGCGCTACGTAGAACACGTGGCCCCTCTCGGCCTGCAAA